GCCGTAAGGCCGCAGTAGTTACCGTAAAGGTAGCCCATTGTCCGTGAAAGGACAACATCGAAGGAATATTGTAGTTGAATTGAACTGGAGTTTCCCCCACTTCAGTTTATTTAGATTCAATTTACCAAAATGTTCTCTCGGTGAAATTTCCTGGATTAGGGACTAGTTATCCCTTCTCTTGAAAATATGACTTCGAAAACCTTAAAACAGGATGTATTCCCGAATAAGCATACTAGCTTCGGTAGCAGCGATTACGCTACCACGTCAGGAGTATTGAAGTTGGATATTGAAACCTTTGAAAAGCGCTTTCTTTCGAAAGCATTTTTCTTAGGCGAAAATAAACTAGATCGAGTTCTTACGTCTCTTCTGCACATGATTGATTGTGCAGGGTCCTCCATCGAGGATATTGGAGATTTTTCAGTTCTTATGAACCGGAAAAACTTCAATAGAAAGATACGTGTGAACGCCAATAAGTCGATTAGATACCGTTATAAGGTTGAGAGTAGCAAAAAGGATTTTTCTCCTATGGCTTTCTCAATCCGTTATGGTATTCGTCTCGACACCATTCTAGGAGAATACCCTTTAGTTTTCCATAAAGAAACCTCAAGGATTGTTCTCCATTCCCTAAAAATTTCAAACGCTTTGTTCTTGACCATGAAGATGTTCAAGAAATCAGATTTGAGTTCTCTCCAAAGAATTAGGGGACGTCAAATTTTCCTTAAAAAGGAGAACTTATTGTCGTCACTATTTCTTAATATCTATTCACAATTTGTGAAAAAGAACCTTGGAGAAAAATCTCTGATTAAGTGTTTGAAAAATTCCCTCTGTCTCATGGTGAGTAAAGCTATGAATCAGGACGAGCTCCCCGAGGGAGAATCTATAAATTTGTTTCCGACCGAAGTCTGGAACCAGATCAAGAATTCTCTCACTACGGAAGAGCTTGTCCGATTTAGCTTTTCTTGTCTTCAGTCCAAATCCCTTTGTCAGGAGGTTCCCGAGGATTTCATCCTCGATACCCTTATCGGACATCGGGACCAATTGAGTTCACCCCATCGGGGATTATCTCAAGACACTCTCTCTCGATTGAGAGAGAAGGGTCGGAAGTTTGGAAAACATGTCGCTAAGTATTACCTAGCCAACAATGGTTTCTTTCCGACCAACAAGGCTTCCTTTGCTTTCCCTCGCGCATGCGGAGGAATCAAAGGGGACCTCGTGTTCCATAATCGATTACAAGATCTTCCTTCCAAGGAAGATCCCGATGATCGAATGGAACCTTTTGTCATTGGTTTATTTGGACAACCTGGAATGGGAAAGAGCACACAAATCAATCGAATTGTGAGTGAACTCTCTTCCCTCTTTCCTGGTGTTAAAAGACAAAACCTCACATACCAAAGGACGTGCCATGTTGAGCATTGGGACGGTTATCATGGACAGCCTATCGTTATTTTTGACGATCTTGGGCAATCCATGGACGGACATGATATTAAGGAATTCCAAACTTTGGTTTCCTGTTGTCCGTATGTCGTTCCAATGGCCTCTTTAGAAGAAAAGGGACAGAAATTCTGTTCTCCTATCATTATTTGTACCTCAAATTTATTGTATGGTATGAATCTAAAGAGTGTTTATGGCGTGTCAAATCCCATCATCGATGATGCCTCCTTTTGGAGACGTTTTCACGTTCCTTTGCTTATAGAGCACCAGGAGACATTCTGTCTCCGGGACCCTCCAAGTTGGGTTCGTGAAGAAAACCTCGTGTTCGTAAAGAATAAATTAAGGAATTCGGTTAATCCGATCCCCGAAAAATTTGTTCACGAGAGGTTCTTTCAACGATCTCGGGATTTTGACAAGAATGGTACCCAGGAAAAATGGAAACCATTCACAAACTTTGGTTCTTTCCGATCCCTATTTAGGGAGCGGAGAGATTATCATGAGAACTTTCGCCAGAATTGGATCCAAACTGTTGTAGACAAGTGTCAGGACACTACTGTCCTTGATCCCTTACTTAAAGAGTTGGAAGAGTTCGGATTTACCGAATCTTTCGACTTTAAGAGTGGATCAGGGGCAGTTAAATGTTTAAACTTTCCCGCTTTTCCACCGGAAGGGCCTCTACCCGTTAGGGTAGAACCTGTTCCTGAACCTTTAAAGGTTCGGGTGATAACGGCTGGGAAAGGTGACACTTTTTGTTTGAAACCCCTTCAGCGAGCTATGTGGCTCGCTCTAGGAGATTTCCCACAATTTTGTCTTACCCACGGTACAAATAGATTAGAAAGTGCGGTTTCCCGCATCTTCCAATCATCGGACCGTGATGACGTTTGGATTTCAGGTGACTATTCGGCAGCAACAGATTCTTTCTCCATAGAGGGCTCTAAAGCACTCTTAGAAGGAATTTTGGAGTCAATTGATCATGAGCCAACGAAACGTTGGGCCATGAAGGAGATTTCTCCTCATCTACTTGTGTATCCGAAAGAGACTGGACTAAGTCCGGTCCTTCAGAAATCAGGTCAGTTGATGGGATCTCTCCTCTCCTTTCCTTTGCTGTGTCTTCTTAACGATTGTACTGCTGAATTCTCAGGGGTTCCCTCCTCCAAATATTTAATTAATGGAGATGATATCCTCATGAGAACTCATCCAGATAATTACCCTAAGTGGAGAGAAACAGTCCAAGAATTTGGATTGGATCTTTCTCCTGGTAAAAACTACATTCATCCCATTTTTGGGACGGTCAACTCACAACTTATTGTGGGAGAAACCGTTGTAGGCTCTGGAAAGCAGACGATCTTAGATAGACGTAGTCGTATCCTTGGCGAATGTTTAAGAGATCTGGAATTCGCTATGCCTGAAGATTCTCCAGAATCTGTCCAGGATTTGTTTAAGTCGGTTAACCGTCAAAAACTATCCAGGACTGTTCGGAGTATTTCAGTCCCAGTCAGTCATGGGGGATTATCATTTTCTTGGGGTGAACCCTTGAGAACAAAGAAAAGTGAGCGCACAGCTAAGCTGTGTTACTTACATGATTTGTTCAAGAAAATGGAACCCATGAAGGACTGTATAGCGATTCCTTATCTCTCAACGAGGGAAAGAAATGTATCAAGCCTGAAAGAACAAGAAAGGATTTTTAACGAACCTGTTGATCTTACTGAATTCCATGAGGACTTTCTTAGTCCTATAGATATTCAAAAGATAGCAAAACGTTGCATGACTCACTCTAGCCTTCGAGAATTATTCCTCGATCAGCCTTTGAGATCCATGCCTTCCTTAAGTTTCTTACACACTTATCAAATTCCCTGTTCTGACAAGAAAGTTAAAAAAGAGCTACAAGTAGCAATCGATTTACTTTTCTTATCTAGATACCTCCAAGGAGGACAGGAATTTGGTTATGATACATTTCGAAGGGAGTTCCTACTAACCACAATGAATCTGTCATCAAACACCGAGAAGACCGTGAAACATCTTGTTTCTCTAATGGATCTCGATGTTCGTCCTGACTTCCTTCAATATATCAATCTCGATTTCGACCCCACCGCATTTGATCCAAATACTTTTCAAAAGAATTTGGGTTCTGCGTTGAAACCGAAAGAGTTTGATTTACCAAAGGAGGTAGACGATTTTGATGATTTTTCTAAGGAAATCGAGAAAGTCTTTTTTGAACAATGTTGCGAATTAGGATTGTACCCATTGGGTTCTATTCCAATTCTAAGCAGCTGTTCAGAGATTTCTTATTCCCGAGATGATTCAAGTGACACTCTTTCACAAAAGGGTGACTTGGGTTAGTAGGAGAATTGCAGAATGGTATTGGTAGATCTAATTCAACCGATACAGTCATATTGGATTTGCAGGTCTGAATCATTCAGTCATGCCAATATGATG